CAACTTTTATTTATTAGTAGAAATCGAACTAAATGTGTTCTTGGAAAGGATGATTGTATGGGAAAAACGAAATCAAAGATCAAGAAGAAAAAACGCTGTTTAGAACAAAAAGCAATTCAGAATGGAACGGCTAAGAAAAAATAAAAAAAGCCACCTCTTAACGAGATAGCACCGCAAAACTATTTTACCATAAGGGGTGGCGTTTGTGAGGTTTCAGTGGTTAAAAGATTATCAAGAACTTGATGAGCAGATTCTTTATTTAAAATGGAATCTTAATAAAAGTAAGCTTGAATTGAATCGATGGGTCTATGGAGATTTGGCAGACGTCCGCATTGAAAAGAATTCTAGATCATCTATGTTAGAAGAAAATATTCAAAAAATCGAAAATGAAATTGAAATACTCGAAGAGCAACGTCAAGAAATGCTTGCGATTATTAACTCTTTTAAAGGAATTGATAATGAGATCATTCGAAAAAAGTATGTCGAGGGTTGTTCATTAGAGATAATAGCGGAAGAGATTGGCTACAGTGCATCTTATGTAAGACAAAGACATGCTGATATTCGCAAAACTTTGGATTTCTTAGATGAATATGAAATGAACAAGATAGACAGACAAAACAAACTTAATGAGATTGATTATTACAATAAGGGCAGAGACGAAGCTGTACAAATTAGTTTGTTTTAAAATTACAATGTTCACTAAATGTTCGAACTTTGTAGCTATGTAAACATTGTTAGCAGCATGATATTCTATTAGTGTCAAAAAAATATGAAAGAGCCAAGATATCTCAACTGTTTTATTAATTGGTATCTGTGGCTCTTTTCTATTGCTTTGATTGGACAGTTATAATCAAAAAATAAAAGGAAGTGGAAA